TTTGATAATTCCTCAAGCTTTTTTTCAAGTTGCTCACGTGACATACCCTCCAGACCACTAACAGTAACCTCTTTCCTATCAACATAAGCACCTGCTAGTTGACCAGATCTATACTCAGCATTTATAGCTGCAGCATATTGTTTATCTTTTTCGGCTTTGTCAGCAATTCTTTCTAACCTTTTAAATCGTCTAAGGTTGTCACTTTCATATTTCTTTTTTTCAAGATCAAATAACTTATCAAAATAATTTGCTATATGTGGGCTGTGTTTTCTAGATAACATTCTAGATGCAACAGATCCATAATCTTTTTCATTTGTACACACATAGCCTGCACGCTTTAGTGCTTCAGCTTGTGTAATAGATCCCCAATCTTTAACATAGATTTCAACAAACATCTTTTGTTTTGGAGTTAAATCTAATTCAGTTCTTAGTGATTTCTTTTTAAGTCCTCCAGGCATTATCGACCTTTTGGTTTATTATAAAAATCTGAAGGTTTTTTCCCACCTCTAAAAACTTTTCTTTTTATTTCAGATTTTATGTCTGATTTTGCAACTTCTTTAGATACGTTAGATTCTTTCATAATATCTTTTGTTTTTTTACCACCAGATTTATAATAGTCTTTTCCAGTATTATATATATGTTTACCCAACTGACCTAATACTTTGAATTTCTTGTACATAATTTTCTATTATATAGATTATTTCATCGTAAAGTAATAGCCCCAAAAGGTTTTGATAGCGTTACCGCAAGAGTGGTGTCCCTAAGGGACACCAGAGGGACACCAGAGGGACAGTACTAAATCGATTAAAAGTGTTGGTATAATTGAATAATAGTCTACAGGGACACCAGGGACACCTCTTTTACCCCCTGGGGTACTTTTTATTAGTCAGGGGTCTAGATAATCTATATAGTAGATATTTTTCCATTGTCCGGTATCCGTTATTCTGATACAGTTCAGCTGTGTTCATTCACAATTTATATTGGTTAATTACTCCTGAGGGTTTTTAGATGGATTGCTCCCTATGTTTTCCTTCAGGAGTTAAATTCATTCGACCACCGTGACTATGTTTCTAATCTTTTTAAATTTTCCTTTAATATTAATTTCTTAATATATCTTCGTTCTTCCTTACTATTAGCATTTCGATAAAGTCTATATAAATCTCTATATCTAATCCAAGATTTTTGTAATTTATTAAAAAAAATTTTTTTACTTTCAACAAGCTTAAGATATTCTCCTCTTATATAATCTGGGTCCATATCAGCACCCCAACACACGTCCTTAAAATCTTCAGAATTATCTATAAACCATCTGTGGGAGTCATGTTTATGGTATGTTTCTTTTTTAAAACCTGAAGTATTTGTTGCATCCTCTAAGGCTTGTACTAAAATAGCTTGAAATAACCGCTGCTCTGAGAAAGCTTTGGGTTTAGTTATCTCAAGGCTCATTTTAATGCCCAAAAATTTTAGTAAGCTGGGAGCACAGTTCATAGGCCTTATCCTTATCCAATAAAAATTTTTTAGATTTTTTCTTTAATGCTCTTGGATTTTGGTAAACCTTAAAATATAAATCCCACATTCGACCTATGTAATCCATCTTATCCTCACCTGTCATGAGATCGATTAAAACTATGGAGTGTTTAAGTAAGCCTCTAGGTTTTTTTTCGTCCATTTGCATAACCACGGTGTGGGAAAAGATTAAGATATGGAAAACTTACACCGTGGCTAAGCATTTTTAACAATAAGCTTTAAACCTCTTGCTTTTGCAATAGATTTTCTGCCTGATTGCCATCTATCCTCAATTTTATCAAGGAAAGAAAGACTGAAATTTCCTAAACCAAAGTCATTTCCACAATACAACTGAAACATTAAACTTGTTACCTCATCATACGTTTTTTTATTTGGACATACCATTACTAGCTTGTCCAACGCATGGTTTAATATTTCTTCACTATTCTTTTTAATAGCCTTACCCACAAATTATCCTTTTAATTAAAGTTAAAATTGTGTTTCGTTGTTCGGTGAAAATAAAGTGTTTTGAAAGCCCCACTTATTTCATTTAGGCTTAGGAATACTATTTAATTAATAACTATTTAAATTTTGATTGCAAGTAAAAAAAAGGGCCAGTCTCCCGGCCCCTTATACATCGTTAGGAGATGTATTTACCTACTTCAGGAGTTTCTTTCCCTGGTTCAGCAAATTCTCTTTCATTTTAACCTCAGCAACACCTTCTTTCTTAGCAATTTTTTTTATAGAATCACTAACCATTTTCTTAATCATGTTGCCTGGGTTCCTAAGGCCATTCTCTCCCATAGCCCTAATAATTGTGTATGATTCGATATCAACAGCAATTGATTTCCATTTGTTTACGTCCATTGTTTCTCCTATTTGTCTTGATATTCTTTAGTTTTGTAAAACTCAACTAAATTTATTTTATTTTTTTGAGTTAATCCTGCGTTATATATTCTTTCAATAATAGCAATATAGTCAGCAGTAGATGTACCTGTTAAGAACCATGAAGATTTACTTTTGCAAGCAGTTTTAAATCTTCGGTGATCAAATCTAGGATGTTTGTCAGCCACAATATAAGACACGACCATGGAACGTTTAAATCGTTTGTTCTTTGTTGACTCCATACCATAGAAATATTTTTTTAGTTGCATCAATTGTGATCCAATACGATCAGCATGTTCAATACCTCCCGCAGGAATTACAAATCGTCCTGTCTTAAAATCATTACTGATTCTTGACCACAGTGAAGTTTGTTTTAATAATAAAACAATCATTTCCGAAACGTTAATGCCGTACTGTTGCATTTTATTTCTTACAATCCTGTAATCCATTTTATTTCTAGCACAGTGTTGATCTAAATAATTTTCCATAGACCAGTTCTTACGTCCTGTGTTTAGACGTGCTACATCAAGTGGATCGTCAGAGTCCATAATAATATATGGAATTTTTAAATCTAATTGTTTTCTAGCTTCTAATGTATGTTGGCCATCTACAACTTCCATATTTTTATTTACACGAATAGGATCATAAAGATCTTTTTCTTCAATCAACTTTTTAAGTTGTTGCACATGTGCTTCATCTACAGGTCTATTACCTCTAGTCTTTTTGAACTTACTGTAATCAGTAGTTTCAAAAAATTTATTTTGTATTGCTTTGTTCATTTTTTCCTCTTTGGTTATTTAACGTTTATTTCTTTGTCTCTTCTTCCAGGTATCCATGCACGCACCATTGGTGGATCTGTTAATCCATCCATAGCATCAATATAAACAGTAAGTGGACCTGCGTTTGTTTTCATTTTTACATAACAAGTACCCTTATTTCTTATATCGAAATGAATACCTTTTGCGTACCTATCTTCAAAGTTACATTTTTTTCTAATTTGAAGTTCTTCTTTGTCTCTATGCTTAGTCATATCTTTTTTCCTTTTTAGTTAATTTAAAATAAAATATCCCATTGCAGCAAAAATTAATAATAAAACTTTTGCAGGGATTATTGTTAGTAATGCAATAAACATCATACTAAATATCAGGTCTTTCATCAGCACCTTTCTGTTGGTCTTGTATTAGTTTATTAGCAATAGTTTCATTGATAGGATAAATTGGCATGTCTTCAAAGTTCATTGAACACTGCTGTAACTTTTTCATCGTATCTTGATACTCATCGTCTTGGTATTCTAATGGTTCACCATCAATCGTAGTCTTCGGTAGCCGTGATAAAATATCATCTACTTTTGTACTCCAATTTTTAAACACGTCAGAATCGCATTTTGTTGTAGTTGCCATAAGGCCTCCTCTTTGTTACACTTATTAATGTATCTTTATATAAACATTTTCATGGGATATGCAAGTAAATAATAAGGTAGGATAATATAGGATATTATGACAAAATTTATATTAGTAATGTATATGTGCAGTATGATTTCGGGCGAATGTCCTAATCATCATATCCCTGGTTTTTCATTTGATAACCACACAGATTGTGTTGAGTATGGTTACAGAGTTGCTCATGGCACTTTTAAATCATTAGAAGAAACTGAGCAATTTGATAGAGAATACGTGGAAAATAACAAAATTGTTGTTAAATTTGAGTGTAGAGAAATAGAAGTTCCAAAAC